CCTAGCAGACTTAGTAGAGACGGTATGGGGATGCGCTACTACGCGGAGTTAACATGGCAATCACTACCTTTGACGGTCCTATCCGTTCACTGGGCGGCATTTATCAGCAAGGCCCGTCCACTATTGTAGAAATCACAGCAAGTACGACACTGAATCCAGTGGCCCATGGCGGCAGAATCCTGTCTGTTGGCGGTACCTTGGCTGCTGATCTAACGCTTACCCTGCCCACTATCAATACCTCGGCCAATGTATCTTCTTCTGGTCCCGGTAATGATCCCAATACGGCGAACAATGAAGGTGTCACTTACACCATTTGGATTCCAACAACGATTGCAACATCGTCGCTGAAGATTGCCACTGACGGCACAGACCGTTATGTTGGGTCTATTCTGAGCGTAGATACGGATTCATCGGGCGCCATGGCAGGATTTACTGCTGGTGCTAATGATGACTTCATAAACCTAAATGGCACGACTACTGGTGGTGTTGCTGGTTCATGGGTCCAGATCATTGCGATTGCAGCTCTCAAGTACATGGTGACAGGTGTCATTAACTGTACAAGCTCACCCGCTACACCGTTTGCAACGTCTTAATAGGGGCGCATTATGCAAACAGATGTCTCTGGCATATCACTTGCCGCATCTGGGGATATTAGCGCAACACCGACCCGTGTTCGCGGGTTGGTGATTGAACCTGGTGGCTCGATTGGCAGTGTAATTATCAAAGACGGTGGTTCTGGCGGCACGACGTTATTCACTATTAACACGGTAGCTAATGGAGAGACCTTTAACGTGGTCATTCCTGGGCAAGGTGTGTGGTGTAAAACAAGTGCATACGCCACACTGTCCAACGCCAAAGTCACGGTGTTTTATGGCTAAGACGCCTGCTTGGCAAAGGAAAGAAGGTAAAAACCCGGAAGGCGGCTTAAACGCCAAGGGCCGGGCTTCTTATAACAAAGCCAATCCAGGTAAGCCTGGGCTTAAAGCTCCTCAGCCAGAAGGCGGGGCGCGTAAGAAATCATTCTGCGCCAGGATGGAAGGGATGAAGAAGAAGCTTACGTCAGCCAAAACAGCCAGTGATCCAGATAGCCGCATTAACAAATCCTTAAGGAAGTGGAAGTGCTAAATGGAAACGGGCACATTGGTTTGGAATCTAATCACTTCGTTCTTGGTGGGTCTGGTGATGTTCATGCTTAAGCAAGCATCCGATGAACAAAAGCGCATCCAGATACTATTGAACAGGACTCGGGAGGAAATTGCCCGTGATCACATCACTCGCGCAGAAGTTCGTGCAGACCTTGAGAAGATTATGGAACGCTTTGATTCAGGCATTGGAAGGCTTGAAGCAAAAATTGATGCCCTCGCGGAAAGGAAATGATGATGGAAAATGATCCTCGTAAAGGCCGTGGGCGCCATGGCGACACGAACTACAACCCTAACTACGATCTTGTACCCACCCAAAAAGAACGTGGTGCGATGCAGCAAGAAGTAGAAGATGAAAAGCTTCGTAAGATGGACAAGCGCCCTAACCTTGGCCGCATGTTCAAAGACGGTGGTTATGTCCGGGCGGCTGATGGTTGCGCCATGCGTGGCAAGACTAAAGGCAAGATGATCAAAATGGGCTAATTACGCCACGTGGCGTAATAAGAGGTGACCTATGAAGCGTAAAGCGAAGCGTTACAACGAAGGCGAACTGGTAGATTCATTCTCTGAATACCAGGGATTCGGTCAAATGGGTCCTCGCACAATCCAAGAAGACATCAATGCAGCGGCCGAGGAAGAGAAGAAGCGTCCTAAGATCAAGGAAAGCATCAGTGTTTCGGAGTTTGCAGAGCCAGGTGGCGCTGGATTCTCTCGGACATCGGTCACCAAAGCCCCAGCAAAAGCACCGATAGTCACCAAAGAGCAAATGCAGAAGGCAGGTTTTGATAATCTGCGTGACTACATGAATGCTCAAAAGGGTCTTACCCGCCGTGGTGAAGCGCCCAAGCCCGCTAAGGCTCCTGCTGCTAAACCTGCTAAATCTGAAGGACCGTCGATGTCATCGTACGAGCCAGACGCTCGCGCAGGACGTTCGACAAACGTAAGCTACTTACGGAAAGACAGGCTGGGCATGGAGCCTGATATGTACATTGCACGCAGGCGCATGAAAGAAGGTTTTAAAGCCGGCGGCAAGGTAAGCTCTGCATCTAAACGCGCTGATGGTATTGCAACCAAGGGAAAGACACGCGGGAAGTATATTTAATGGATAAGATTGGCAAAGTCATGCGTGAGTTCAAGGAAGGCAAGTTAAAGTCTTCCTCTGGACAAAAAGTTACCAACCCTAAACAAGCCATTGCAATTGGCATATCGGAGCAAAAAGCTATGAAAGGTTACAAAGCAGGCGGTGAGCCAAAAGCCATGGTCAAGAAAGAGGTGGCTTTTATGAAAGCCAAAGGAGCCCCAAAGTCAATGGTCAAACATGAAATGGCCGAGATGAAGGGAATGAAGAAAGGCGGTATGGCGGCATCTAAGATGGGCGCTGTGAAGACTGCTGCTCCATCTATCAATGGCGTTGCCAAAAAAGGCAAAACCAAAGGCACGATGATCAAGATGCGTAACGGTGGTTCTTGCTAGGTGATTTGTGGGTCTTCCAGTATTCGATGCTGAGTGGTTTGGTCTAACCGGTCCAGAAGGGACTGCGGAAAAAATACGGCGGTTTAACGCCGCCGGAACGACGCTTGAGGAACTAAGATCGGTAGCCGACGAAGGCACGATCTCATGGATGTTGGACAACGGGTATAACCCACCTGCTGCCCAGCAACCAACCTATACAGAGCCCGCTCCATCAGACCCAATAGCAGACCTAGCATCTGAACTAGGCCTGCCAAAATTTATTGTTGCAAACTATATAAATGCTGGATATTCCACTGATGAAGTAAGGAATATCTTTGCTCCGCCACCAGCTCCACCTGAGCCACCGGCTTCACCAGAACCACCACCGCAGCCACCACCACCCCCACCACCAGGACCAACCGCCGAGGAAATAGCGGCGCAACAAAAAGCAGCAGCCGATTCCCAACAGAGAAGTAAGTATGGGATGACGACTGATGAGTTTCGGTCGCGCCTTATGGCGGGGAGTCCTAGTGATTTATTAGTTGACCAACGGCTATTGGAGATTACGTTAGAGAAGGGGTGGACTCCTCAGCTAGCCGTTGAGATCGTTAATACAACCTTTGGGACTAATAAGACCGTTAGTGATTACACAACGGCCATGTCCAAGGTGCTGCAAGATCCAATTACCAAGCTGGTACAGAACGGATCTACAGCAAGTGAAGTTGCTGCGATTGGCAAACAGATTGGCATTGATGACGCCACACTTAATGCAGCCATAAGTACGGCAATCAATACCAAAGCCGCCGAGGATATTGTTAAAGGTGTAACGGCTCTTGTCCCGGCCGGCCAGTCGCTTGGATACGATGCGATTGTTAAATATGCCGATGACAACAAACTTGCTTATGCTGATGTAGCAAATGCCTTAAAGAGCACATTTAAAGACACAACATCAGAGCAGATCGTTAATTCGATGGTCTATGAAAAAGACCGTCAGCAGATAGACAGTATTGCTAAAGATGTCACGGTAGATGGAAAGACATCGAGATCGGTTGCATTACCTGATGCCATAGCTTTGGCCATATCAAAGGGTATTGAGACCGATAACCTTGCTAAGTTCTTTGGCAAGACGCCGGCAGAATTTAAAACGATGGTGTCGGACAACCTGGGGTCAATAGCATCTGCTGTTAACAAGGCGGGTGTTGATGCGTCGATAGGTTTGTCAGACCTCCTTGGTATAAGCAAAGACACGACAAATGCAGCGGTAAGAAGAAATGATTTACAAACGGGTATTAATAGTCTTGCTGTTACTAAAGACGGCAAGAGTTCAATACCCTTGGACAAGGCGTTTGAATTTGCCGCAACAAACAAGCTTGGAGATGAGGAGCTTGGCAGCCTGATAGGCATGTCGGTTGCTGATATCACCAAGGCTAGAGATACGATAGCAACCACGGGCAAGTTAAATGATTTAAAAGCGAACGATGGCAAATTAACGCTTAATGAAATACTTGGTGTCGTTGGCGAGAAACAAATGTCCATTGAGGACTTTGTCAAAAACTACTTTGGTAATGACCAGCAAACGTTAACCAACCTGAAAGCCGAAGCAGCGTTTTCTCCACAAGAAAGAGCGTGGCGAGAAACAACGCCATTTGACGGAACCAAAATAGATCAAATTGCAGCGTTCCAAGGTGCCAATAAACTTTCTGACGCTGACATGGAGAGGGTGTTTGGTGTGGCGCCAAAAGATCTTGACACTTATCGTGTCACGTCCGCCATGAATCAGTATGCTGGCGAAGACAAGCAGCTTAGTTATTCAGAGCTGGCCAAGTTTGCTGAAGACAATAAGATGGATTTATCCAAGGTGGTTAGCTATATCGGCACGGATGAATCTCGCCCTGATATCCTGAAGGGCCTAGAAGCTTATGTGGCGGATTCAAAGTTAACGCCACAAGACAGACTGACCACTCAGCTAAACCAGATTACCAAAGAAGGTACTGCTTCAGGAACTTGGGACAAAAACTCGGGCTGGGATCATCACCTAGAGAAGATGGTGAATTACCTGACGGGCTACGGCATTACTGACTTGAACCAGATTGGAACGCGCCAAGAGGTACGAGGTACCGCATCTACTACACCGGTACAGGGCGAAACGGGATTTACGCAAACCGAGGGTGAGCAGGCAACCAATTACACAGTTTATTTTGACAAGGTAACGGGCAAGGAGTTGCAGGCTGTTCCAACAAATGTCAACGGTGGCATGTGGCGGTTTGGATCAGAAGGCGAAGGAAGTGGCAGCACAGGCTATTTCCTTGGTGATGCTGGTAATGGTAATGCAGGGATAACCAGTAACTGGGAAGAGAAGTATGGTGCCCGAGAGTATGCACTTCCATTAGCCATCATATCGGCTGTTGCTATGCCGTATCTGCTTCCTGAGTTAATTGGGACTTCGGTTGCTGGCGTTGAATTGGCGGCGCTCGGCGGAGAAATGGCTGCCGGTACAGGCCTAACAGGGACGCTTATGTCTGCCGGCCTGCCTGCATCTGTAGCGCAGGCAACAGCTACAGCGATTGTTCGTGGCACGTATAACGGTCTGGTATCAGAGGCTGCTGGAGGAGATTTCAGCAAAGGATTTATATCGGGTGGCGTGGCACCTGTTCTTGGCCAGATGGCAACAAACTATGCGTACTACAACTTACCGGATGAAATCTTTTCTAATAAAGATGCAATTCTGGTGTCAAGAGCAATTGGTAATGCAGTAACGCAGCTTGTCACCAATGGTGAGTTAGACCTAACAAAAATGGCAGCGGCAAGTGTGACGCCTTTTGTTGTAGGTGAGGTGGTTAAGGCAAGTGATGGCACGCTAACAAGCGCCCAAGCCAAGCTTCTTGTAGACACGGTACTTTCTGGCGGTCAGAACATCACGGCCATGGCTAGCAATCCGTTGGCTGTCTTAAGTTTCGTGCAGAACAATTCCAAGCTATTTGATGAAATAGCTAGTACGGGATCATCAAAATCTAATATCAATTTAACGGGTCTTACCGATGAGCAGCAGGGAAGTCTTGTTGCATCAAGCGATCCGAATACACCTTTGAGCCAGGTTGCGATGAACGATGCTGGCCAACTGGTGGTGTCTGGCTCTGGTGAAGATACAACCATGGCCGCCACAAGTATTGATACGATCAATCAATCAACGTCTGGAACACCAACGGCTACCACTACAGTCACGGCACCTTCTATATCTTCTCCAATCGGAGACCAACTCAAGATAGACACATTAACGCCAACAGGTATTGCATCAGGGACAACGGTCGCAACGCAGCCAGTAACGGTTACGGCGCCCAGCGAAGGTGTTATCGATGAAGCGTTAAAGCTTGATACATTATTACCAGATACAACAACAGTTAAGACAGAGCCAGTTACTGTAACTTCTACAAAGCTGGGCGATTCAACAGATACAAAAGTAGATCAAGTAGTACCTGTTGATACAACAACATCAGGCCAGCCTTCAGTGACGGTAACAAGCACAGGATTGCCGCTAGACGCGCCTGAGCTAGATATTGACGATTTGATACCAGATTTCAAAGTTGATCCACAAGCACCAATACCTGGCTCAGTAAACGCAGGTACGGTCACTGTTTCATCAACACCGATTATCACGCCGACTGAGTTGGTAACAGACACATTACCTCCATCATCAGTGACTACAGGAACCCCAACGGTTACAACGACACCGCCAGTGTCTACCACTACGACGACTGTACCACCGATCATTTTTACGCCGGATGTCTCTATTCCTCTGACAAAACCGACAACAACAAGTACTACGACGAGTGCGACAACTAATTATGATCAGCCATATGTTGCGCCGCCTGAGCTTCCAACTTACTACGGTATGCCGTATCCTAATTACCTACGCCCATTAGAGCCTTATTTGCCCATGGGTTTAGCTGCATTAATGGAGTCTTATTATGCTCAAGAGCCGTGGTATGGGAATTATCAATCCCTCCAAAATGCCGGGCCCGAAATTAAAATCCCGACGTGATGACACCGATTTTGTTGAGTACGCTAAGGGCGGATCTGTTGGCTTGTATGCCAACATTAATGCTAAACGTAAGCGCATTGCGGCGGGGTCTGGCGAAAAGATGCGTAAGCCTGGTAGCAAAGGTGCTCCCACGGCAGAGGCTTTCCGCAAGTCTGCCCTGACTGCTAAAGGATAATCATGGCCTATACGACCGGCACCACATCATTCGACCCCAATCTGAATGAAATCATCGAGGAAGCGTATGAACGCTGTGGTCGAGAGCTTCGGTCTGGTTATGACTTTCGCACGGCCCGCCGGTCGCTAAATCTTTTGTTATCGGAGTGGGCGAACAGGGGTATTAATTTATGGACGATGGAGCAAGGTGCAATACCGCTCTATGCCAATCAGATTACTTACCCGATTCCCATTAATACGGTAGATCTTGTTGAGACGACCATCCGCACGGGGGTTGGTTCTAACCAGACGGACATTAATATCAGCCGGATATCGGTGAGCACTTACTCGACGATTCCAAATAAGCTCGCCACAGGGCGCCCCATTCAGATTTACATCGACAGATTAGGCGGACAGACTTATGTTTTTGCAGGCACCTTGGCCGATTCTATCTCCTCGTCAGCTACGACAATACCGATGTCTTCTCTCGCGGGGGTGCCATATGCAGGATATGCAAACATTGGAACGGAGACGGTTTATTACTACGGTACTAGCACCCAAGCGCAGAACGTGGCCACAGGCAATTCTGCATATGCTACGTTGAACAATGTCATCAGGGCGCAGAACAACACAACAGCAGCGGCACATGCATCTGGGACGGCGGTAAGCAATACGCAATTTCCCAATGTGACTGTGTGGCCAGCACCGGACCAAGGTTCTATTACGACACCTTATTACACGCTGATTTACTGGCGTTTAAGAAGGATGCAAGACGCAGGGAATGGTGTGAACGTTGAGGATATTCCGTTCAGGTTCCAAGAGGCGTTGATTGCTGGATTAGCTTATAAGCTATCGATGAAGGTAGAGGGCGGCATGGACCGCATGGGTATGCTCAAGGCTCAGTATGATGAAGCCTGGCAGTTGGCGGCTGATGAGGATAGAGAGAAGGCGCCTCTAAGGCTTGTGCCACGCCAAGGGTTTCTTGGTTTTGGTGGTTACTGATGCCTAATAAGTTTGCCAGCGGTAAGTTTGCGATTGCCCAGTGCGATCGATGCAACTTTCGTTTTAAATTAAAACAGCTTAAAGTACTTACAATCAAGACCAAGAATGTTAATATTCTAGTGTGTCCTGAGTGCTGGGAACCTGATCAGCCGCAGTTGCAATTAGGAATGTATCCCGTTGACGATCCTCAGGCTGTTAGGAATCCACGTCCCGATTCCAATTCGTATTATCAGTCAGGCTATAACGGGATGCAGACTGTCGATAATGTTGTCAACACAAATCCGCTTTACACTGGCGTTCCATTAGAGGGAAGCAGGACGATAGAGTGGGGATTTAATCCGGTTGGCGGCGCACGATCCATAGATGCTGGTATGACCCCTAATCATTTGATAGGTCAGGCCTTGTTAAACAGTGTCACAGTCTCATAGGAGTTGATATGGACACGATGGAAGCACTTAAGAAGCACATGAAAAAGGGCAAGAACGCCCATCCTGATAAAGATGTAAAGAAGCTCCGTAAGGGTGGCCCTACATCAGAGATGATGAAGAAGATGGGACGCAACCTTGCTCGTGCTCGCAACCAAGGATAAGCCATGGCTAAATACTCCATGAAGATGGGTGGCAAGGAAGTTGGATCTGCTGCTGTATATGCAGTCCCACATACCATGACAGGTGCTAAGGTGGTTGCATCTACGAACCCTGGTAAAGAAATGCCTTACAACATGGTGCCTAACTGGCAACCAACGGCAGGTGTCGCCATGAATCCTAATACGCAGGTTAAGACAACCGGTATTAAAATGCGTGGTACGGGTGCTGCGACCAAGGGCGTGATGAGCAGAGGGCCGATGGCGTGAACTATTCAGAGCTTGTAACAGCGGTCCAAGATTATTTAGAGACCACTTTTACAACGGCGGACATCAATACGATGATCCGTCAGGCTGAGCAACGGATATTTAATTCGGTTCAGCTTGCTAGTTTGCGTAAGAATGTTGTAGGAAGCTGCACGGCAAATAATAAGTATTTGCAGTGTCCTGATGATTTCTTATCGGTGTACTCGATGGCAGTATATCCGCCAAATGGCGGAGATTATTTGTACCTGCTGAATAAAGATGTGAACTTCATCAGAGAGTCATATCCAAATCCTACGAGTACAGGTAAGCCTGAGTATTACGCAATCTTTGGGCCGAGTTCAGTGACGCCCACGGAGTTGGTATTCATTCTGGGGCCGACACCTGATTTGGCTTATAACGTAGAGCTTCATTATTATTACTACCCAACATCTATTGTCCAGCGGTCCATTGCGTCGGTAGAGATAACCAATCCTGGCTTTTACTATGTTAATGGCACGTACTTTGATGTGCCTTTATCTAATGTGACTGGAGATGCTGGCGTATCTGGAGAGACGGCTAGGGCGACAATAACGGTTACCAACAATGAAGTATCGAATGTGGTGATCACGAACCCTGGTTGTTACTACGTACAGAATGCCTTATTGACGGTTAACAATAGTTACCTTGGCAATGACGGTACGGATTTAGAGATCAGGGTACTTACAGTTAACAACGCCCAAGGCACAAGTTGGCTTGGTGATAACTTTGACTCGGTATTGTTGTATGGCACGTTAATGGAAGCCTCAACATTCTTGAAGGCCGAGCCGGATCAGTTAACTAATATTCAAGGTAGATATAAAGAGTCGCTGATGCTTGTTAAGCGCCTTGGTGATGGTCTTGAGCGTATGGATTCATACAGGTCAGGCCAAGTGCGTGATAAGGTGGTGTAATGGCAATTATCCAGACCCTGACAACAAGCTTCAAAGTTGAGTTGGCCCAGGGTCTTCATAACTTTACGACGGGTACAGGCGATGTCTTTAAACTGGCCTTATACACCGCCAACGCGGATCTCGGTGCCTCAACGACTGCGTACACAGCAGCAGGTGAAGCCAGTGGAACCAATTACACCGCTGGCGGGATCGTGCTCACAAACATCACACCAAGCTTTCAAGGAACTACTGCGTATTGGTCTTTTGAAACAGCCACATTCACCAACGTCAGCTTGACAACGAATGGTGCTTTGATTTACAACACCAATGGAAATAGATCCGTTTGTGTTTTAAACTTCGGGGTTAATATCACTAAATCGGCTCAAAATCTGGTCATTACATTTCCAGCAGATGATGCCACTAACGCAATTATGAGGATTGCATAATGGACAAAGCTAAAGCTCAAGACCTGACATCAAGTGGGTTGATTGCTAACACATCTTCTGCTGAAGGCCTTGTGGCGCTTGGCAGATTTACGTTTGAGTGCATCGGCGCTGACGGCAAGGTCAAGTGGGTTGAAGAGACTCCCAACCTTGTGGTTAACGTAGGCCTCCAGTATATGGCTGGTACAAGCCTTGATGGTGCAACGGCACGAATCACATCTTGGTTTGTCGGCCTGAAGGCGTCGGGTTCACCTGCTGCGGGTGACACGCTCAACTCTCATACATGGTTAGAACTTGCTGGCGGAACGGCTTATACGGGTACCCGTCCTGCTGCTACGTTTGCTGCTGCAACCACGGCCAATCCTTCGGTAGTGACTAACTCGGCAAGCAAGGCATCGTTTGCAATTATTCAAACGAACACGGTGGCAGGTGCTTTCTTGTGTAGCGCAGCAAGTGGCACAACGGGAACCCTGTTCTCGGCTTCTGACTTTACGGGTGGTAGCCGTTCGGTTGTAAACGGTGATACGCTCCAAGTAACCTACACCTTCAGCTTGTCAGCATGACATGGCATTTGTCGTTGCGGACCGTGTACAAGAAACTACGACAACCACAGGCACTGGCACAGTAACACTAGCCGGTGCGGTTACGGGGTTTCAATCGTTTTCCGTTGTAGGCGACGGAAACACGACCTTTTACACCATTGCCGACCAGTCCGGGTCCAACTGGGAAGTAGGCATTGGGACGTACACATCATCAGGAACGACATTAGCCAGAACCACGGTACTGTCTTCCAGTAATGCTGGGAGTCTTGTTAACTTTGGTGCAGGGACAAAGAACGTCTTTGTGACGTATCCGGCGAGCCGGTCGGCCTGGGGATTAACGGCTGGTGCAAACATCACGCTTGCCACGGGGAATGGGACTACGACCATTTCTGCGGCGTCGGCGGGATCGGCCATTATCCTTGAGTCCAAACAGACAATCACATCAAGCTACGCGTTAACGTCAGGGTATAACGGTATATCCGTTGGTCCTGTATCAATAGCATCAGGCGTGGCTGTAACGGTGCCATCCAATGCTAAGTGGCTGGTTGTGAATACGTCGCCGGGAGCGCTTCCTGTAGCAAGTGGTGGTGGCATTATGAACGCGATGATTTGGGGATAACAAATGGCCGCACCTAATTTAGTTTCACCGACCACCATTAACGGCAAGACCGTTCAGGTTAATTTATCAACAACATCTGCGACTTCAGTATTAAGCAATGCTGCAAGTTCAGGCAAGGTGTTAAAAGTTAATGCCTTGTATGTTGCTAATACAACGGCTTCAGCGGCGAACATCACGATCAACCAATACTCGGCGGCTGCGTTAGGTGGTACGGCTTATCCGATTGCTTCTACGGTGGCGGTCCCCGGCAATGCTACGTTAGTTGTCATTGACAAAGACGCTTACGTTTACCTAGAAGAGAACACATCATTAGGGGCGACCGCAGGTACAGGATCTGCCTTGCAGATTGTTTGTTCTTACGAA